CAATCGTGGGCTCATCGGTAGCGCCAATGGACATCAAGTCAATCAGCTGACCCGCTGTCAGCTCATCCGTGAAGATGGTAGGATACCACCACTTGCCACCACAGCGGAAGCGCCGGTGCCACTTCATGTCTGGCAGCTTTGTCCACGCATCGTTGATGGCTCGGTACTTGGCAGCCAGTGTCAGCACTGTCATCTGCCGGGCTTCATCTATCGGGATGTCATCAACGATCGCAACCACGCCGAGCTGCTTGTCGGTGTCGCTCAGTACATCCTCCATCATGATGGCGTAAATCCGCTGGAATTGGCTGATGGTCAAATTGGTCAGTGGTGTGTTCATAGTTGTTGTGCTGTTTTCAGTGCCTCCGCAATCGTCACGTCCATGTCCATGTAGCGATACGTCCCAAGCCTCCCCGCAAACGTCACCGATGGTAGCTGCTCCGCCATTGCAATGTACTGGTCAAGCACCGCCTGATCTTCAGCTAATCTGACCGGGTAGTAGGGGATGTCACCCCTGCGCCACTCGTGGCTGTACTCAAACGTGACGATGCTGTTGTCGTGATTCTCCCACGGCGTGAAGTGCTTATGCTCCACACTCCGCGTCCATCGCGTGTCGTACTCGGGGTAGTTGACTGTGTGGCAGCCTTGCATGTCGCCCTCGCCAAGCTCATGGCGGAAGGTCAGCGTGCGATACGCCAACTCCCCAAGTTCATAGTCGAAGAAGCTGTCAATCGTTCCAGTCCAAACGATGTGATCGTACTGCCTCAGCCTGTAGAATGGTGTGGATAGATGCAGGTCGATATTAGGGTGGTCAAGGATGCGCTCTACCATCGCCGTGTAGCCGTCTTCGGGGATGCCTTGGTACTTGTGAGTGAAGTAGTTGTCATCGTGACTTAGACGCACTGGCAGGCGCTTAAAAACGGAAACAGGCAGCGTGCGCGGATCACGCCCCCACTGCTTCTGCGTGTACCCCTTGAAGAACATGTTGTAAAGCGTCGTGCCGATTGCTGCCTCCGCTGCTTCCTCGAAGTTCTGCGGATCAATGTCGCGCCGCTCGGTGTCGATTAGTCGCTTGGCCTCGCTCGGTGTCAGCGCGTGATCCCAGACTTGGCACATCGTCATCAGGTTCACCGGGAATGAATAGTGCTTGTCCTGCACCCTCGCGATGACCTTGAGCCTGACGTCGCGCATCGTAGTAAAGCGGTTAACGTACTGCCAGACTGTCTCGTTGTCCGTGTGGAAGATATGCGGGCCGTAGGCGTGAACCATGATGCCCTTCACGCGCTCGGTGTGGCAGTTGCCGGCCACGTGTGCGCGTTGGTCGTAGATCGTGACCTGGTGACCGCGCTCCGCTAACTCCCTGCCAATGATGGCGCCTGTCAAGCCTGCACCTGCAATGCCGTAGTGCTTCATAATGCATTAAAGATTACAGGCCACAATCGCTCAAAGGCGTAGCTGTAACCACCGCAAAAAGGCGTTGTCGGAAATAACGAAATTGCTTGTTGGTAAAACTTCAACGAGCGTTGCTGAATGCCCTCTTTGCTGACTGCAAATATTGCCCCGGCTCCGAACCAAATGCTTTTTTGGAATTCAGGATCAAGCAATGTTTTAGCAGTTACCGGCAAAACATCCGGCAATGTACCATAGGGCCAATGTGCGCAACGCAAGCCATGTATGTCTATCACCTGATCGCATAAATTGACAAAATGACCTGGCATGCCCATATTTAGCAAATCTTCAACACGATTGAAAAATTTGGCGCTGTGGTCCAATGGATTGCCTTGAGTAAAAACGGTAATGTCATCTAAGTTGTCGTAATTCTCAATAATGTGATGCAGGTAGGTGTGCGCTTCCCTTCCAATGTTAGGCAATGATATGCACTGCATGTCCATTTCTGATCCCTTATTGTAAATCAAGCAATGATCTAAAAAAGGCGAAAAACAACTCACATCCTCGTTATACCTGGCAACTACTATCCTCATGTGTGTACGATTAGCATAATGTCATCCCAACGGCCGGTGTCAGCACTCGCATTCCATCGCTCGACCGTGCTACCCTCAGGCACGAATCTCTCAAGCGCATCCAACCACGACGCATCCTGGATGTCTTCAATCACCATCGTCCCCCCTGCCTTCATGACTGGTGCGTATAGCATCAGGAACTGAATCATCGAATCAAGCGTGTGCGGTCCATCGTCGATGGCGAAGTCCAAGCCATCAGGCATCTGCTCCCACACGTAAGCCACCGCGAGCTTGTCATAGGCGCTTTGGAAGTAGAAGCGCGATCGGTCGTGGTCAATCAACGCCTGAGCCTTCGCCTTGATGTTGTTGGCGATGTCCATGAATACGAACTTGGCCTTGGGTAGGTATCGGCACCAGAGCGCAGCACTACCACCATGCCAGACGCCAATCTCAAGCATGTTGATAGCCTGGTCTCGCAATGGCTTGAGCAGCCGTGCGTATGTCTCAGTGTACTTGTGGTCGGTGCCTTTGTCCGTGCCACCTTGCCAGTCCATGCCGTGCAGGTTCATCTGCTGAAGCATAGCGACGATTTCGGGATCTTCGTGTTTTACCATGTGATTACAAATAATTCGGGTGAAGGCCATCCTGGGCAGAGGTCGGCAACTTGCGCCTCCGACTTGCCAATCCAGTGCTCCGCCTGCCAGCGGTGATCACGCTCCGGTGTTCCGAGCTTGGCGATGTGCGTAGCCCGAGCCCACCAGTAGTTGCCGCCAAAGTATGGATAGCCGTGTGGGTTGTTGTGGTCAGCCATGTGTGGCCATTTCTCCTTGGTGATCCAATGCGGACCAGCGATGTCAACGCCTTCCAGCTTCTCGAGGGCATTCTGCCAAGCCACGACGCAGAAGAACGTCATCGACCGGCACCAGAGCTGGTTAATCAGCGATGCATCCGAGCCGCCCTTGGTGTGCGCGTATAGGTATACAGCATCCGGCTCTTCCTGGCTCGCCTTGTACATCTCGTTGAGTGTCGCCTGCTCCCAAGCTGTCGTGCGCTCGACAACGACCTTGCAGCGATCCGCTGGCATGACCGTTGCCAGGAATGCCTTGACCTCCTTACGGTTTGCTGGCTGCCCGACGATGCCAATCCGTATCTCCTCGATTGCGTTGGCAAGTCCGTAGTTACTGACCGCCATCAGGTGTTGGTTGACCAGCATCTGCCATCGTCCATCGGCAAAGATGTGGTAGTAGTGGATTATTCTCATGTTGTGCGGCTAAATTACGACATATCGACCACTGTTGTGCACCCCGAGCTTCATCAGGGCAACGTAGCGGATCGCGTCAATGGCGTGGTTGTACCGGTCAATCGGCACTCCCAACGACGCGCCAGTCCTGTCCGTGTCCCAAGTGTAGTTGCGTAGTTCCTTGATCAGGTTCGTCGATTCTCTGGTGACGAGCAGCGGCTGGCGTTTCAGGATGTCGATGCTGTTCCTGATGCTGTCTGCGCCCTTCGTAGCCGGGTGGATGTTGAAGCCAAGGCGATGCACCTCTTCGATGCTCTTCGGCTCAGCACTGTCTGCGATGATCGGCCATGACCTGTTGATGCCAAGCTTTCGCAGCTGGTCTGCGATGTCTTGGTTGGTCAAGCCTGTGCTGTACATCAGCTCATGCACCAGCACTGCGCTGCCTCGCTTGTAGACAGCCACCACAGCGGTGGGATCATTGGTGTAGCCCCAGTCCAGTCCGATGGCGATCAAGTGGTCCCCTGCGAAGTCAATGCCGTCAACCTGCTGCCAGTCGTCGAAGACCACGCCTTGTAACGATCCGACTTCACCAAGGCCGTAGACTTTCCACCAATTCGCCCAGTATGTAGATGTTGCTGCTTTGTCGCGTGCCGCTTCGATGTCGTCGCGGATGGTTGATGGCAGTGCTTCGTTGTCCTTGTAGGTCAGCACTACCAGTTCGCTGTCAGGCTCATGCATGACTTCGGTATGCGCCCAAAACTCCGACACTGGGTTGAAGTCGATGTAGATGCTCTCGCTTGTTCTGATCGCCAGCTGATGGTATGCCTCGAACTCGATGTTGTTGGCCTCGTTGATGTACAGCACCTGCCGCCTTGCCCCGCGTAGCTTCGCCTCCTGATCCGCGCTGAAGAACTCAATCGTGCTGCCATTGGCAAAGGTGTATGTCAGCAGCGTCTTGTTCCATCCTTCATCGCGCCAGCGGTTTGTCCACTGCATGACCTTGACAAAGTCCTTCATCGCGCCACGGCGGAGGTGTGGTATGGATTCAGATACGACGCTGATTTCCGTTTTGGCCTTGGCAGCGATGTGAATCAAAACTGCAAGGATGGCGTATGTTTTTCCAGCACTTGTCCCGCCTTGGATGACTTTCTTGCGGGCAGTCATCCGCCTGATGCGCTTTATCGCGGTGGTGTACTTAAAGCTCATTTGATACCGAGGTGGGAGTCGAACCCACATTTACAACTTCTGTTTACGGTCGGGGTGCGCACTCCCTCATTGTCGCTTTACCACTTAAACTACTCGGTTGTTTTGTCCAGTTTTTTTGTCAATAAACTGGACATTTTAGTCAGGACTCAAACCTGTAAGCTCCCGCACTTCTGCGTTTTCTGTTTGGGGTTGGAGGGATTGGATAAACTCACCAAGACTTCCTTTATCTTCTACCATAAATTGCATACCTGCCCAATATGCTTTATCAATATCCTTCTCTGTATATTTCTTATCCTTGTTATCTTCAATGGCTTGATTGTAACCAAGTTCAAAGCCTTTATTAAAACCTGTATGTAATAAACTATCTGATGAATAAGGATTTTGCACTTTTCTTTCATACTGCATATTCTTCTCCACATCCACCTCACCAATTAGTTTTTTTACTTCGGATAAAGAAAGAGGATTGATTCTATGATAAACAAAAGCCATTTTATTTTGGTTTAGGTTAAACAGATATACATCATTTCTTCTCAATCTCACCCTTTAACTTCTCTACGTAAACAGCCGCATCCATCAACTCCTCCTGCAAGTGCTGAAGCCACTGCATCAGCGTCAGGTCATCGCGCTCCATCGTAGTGCCGTACTTTTGTTTGCCCTTTTCCGCTCTTGTCCTAAGTTGGGCAACAACGGCCTCGGTGATTGCGTCAGTCATTGAAGAGAGGCTGCTCGATTTTGACTTCGTTGTGAGTTTTCTCAGCCAAGCCGTTAAGGCGCTGCGTGATGCTCGTGTTGTAGATGCCGCACATGCCGCCCCTGATCTGGTCAGCGCGGATCGTGGTCTTGATGCGCGTACAGACATCCACATAACGGTCGTATCTCCCATCGGGATTTGTGAAGTATTGATCGATGCTTTTGCCAATGCCCTGCTCGTAGCAGTATACCTGAAAGCCCTCAAACGTCAGCGGGTTTTCGCGCTCACGATGCACCTTGTCAGCTTTAACGCCAACATAGTCCTCAACCAGCACAGGCGTTGCCTTCGCTTTCTTGCAATAGTCGGAAAACGCATCCCACATTGCCTCTGGTGTTTCAAAGTTCAGCGCCTTACCCATTATGCCTCCATGTTTGTGACGATGTCAATGATTTTTTCTATGACCGCGACCTTGGCGTGCATCGCGTTTGGCGCTGTGCTTTCTTCGAGTGAGTCCAAGACGTTTGACAGGTTTGTCAACAGGTGTCCGCGATCCTGCCAGTCCAATGCGCGTGCATCCTGCTCTGCTGTTATGTCGGGCTGGTGTGTCATATGTCAATCTTCGTTTAGTTCACCTAATTCTCGCAACTTGTTTCTGCTCCACCCAAGCGCCGCCTTCCCACCCCACAGCAGGTAGCTGATGTATCCGCAGTCGCTGGTGCTGTCTGCGTTGTCGTAGTACGTTTCAGCACGGCTCAGGTAGCTGTGCATCCGCTTGATGGTTTCAAGGCTGATGCCTTCGCCTGATGCTAATTGCCGCGCCCTGACCTTGCCTGTCTGCGTTGCGCACTTGTTGCCGTTGCGCTCGTTTAGTTCGATTCCTCGCTTTGCGTTGTTCTTGACGCCATCGCCGTAGTCTGCGTAGCTGTCTTGGAATTTAGTCTTGATCTGCGAGCTGCACACTGCTAAGCGCTGCGCTGCCTCCGGGTACTCGCTCTGCATGGTGGCATCGCTCATGCACCTGGCGAGGAAGTCATATCGGCTTTCAGTATCGTTAGGCTTGGGTATCGGCATGATTGGATATAGTTATAGGTTGACCGTGGTAGTTAGCATCTATCGCTGCGTACATCCTGGTCAGCCCTTCAATAACGCAGGTGGCGCACCACCAGTTCACCGGTGGGTAGCCAAGTGTCTCGTTGATGCGTGCCAGCTTGTTGACGTCATCTGGTGGGATGCGTAGGGTGTGGCTCGCCTGGTAGCGGTCCAAGTAGACACGGAGCGCCTGGGCTTCCAGCAGTTCAGTGGCGGTCAGAGCTTGCATGTGTTTGCTATTGCGACAGCGGCACCGGCTGATGCCAGTCCCACGACAATACAAAGATATGGTGAAATTGGGATATCAACGATCAGGCCGATCCAAAATGCCAGGCACGTCATGCAATTCAACGGCTTGCGCTTGAAGATGGTCATGCGGTAGAATGAAACCGGCAGCGCGTGTACTCTTGTCACCGCTATTGATGCCAGGGCCGACAGTATGATGATGATTAGCAAGTGGTTCATAGGTTTTCGTTTATAGCCTTTTTTAATCGTTCTTTTATTTTCTCTATCGAATAACAGATTGACCTGTATGGTATTCCTGTCTGCTGGCTCAGTCGCTTCATGTTCCAGGTCTTCATATGTTCCGCGAGCAGGTGTTTGTCGTATGGGAAGTCTCCTGGCTTTGCCCAGCGTTCTATCTCCGCCAAACAGATGTCCCAGTATCGCTCCATGATCGGCTCGTATGGCTCGTACTCTGTGTCGTGTATGTTTGCGTCGATGGTGACGCGGTCTTCGAGATGCCGGTACTTCTGGGAGAATGGTGACTTAGGTCCTCTGTATAAGTTGAGAGCCACTCGCACCGCATAGTAGTGCAGGTAGCCTTCGGAGTGCATTCGTTCAATCTTGCCTTCGTCCTTTTCAAGTAGAACGATGGCCACTTCTTGCTCCAGGTCCTTTGCGTAGCGCGGCGGTGCGATATTCGTCGCAATCTGCGCCAGCGTGCCGGTGCTAACAAGGTCAGCAATGATTTGACGTGCTTCCACATTGGTCGCAAATATACATAGTATTTTTTGGCCTAATGTTGTGCGGTTCGTAGCGAGCTATTTTGTCAAGCCATTCGTATTTTTTCATATAGCGTTGGAAGTCTTGGATCACGTTCAACGCATGTTGCACGGTTGAGTAATGGCGGCGCATGAGCTGGCCTACCTCCATCAGCGTCAGCTTCATTTTAAACTTCAGCAGGTACATTAGGCACTGCCGCGCCTCCGCGACTTCGCGGTGACGGTCTTGGCTCTGCATCTTACGCAGTCCAACGCCTGTGCGCTTGGTCACCTGCTCTGCGTAGTAGTAAAACTCCCTTTGTCTGTTCATTGGTTGGTTTATGCTCCAGTTAAATCGATGCCTACGGCGCGGCAGAACTCCGCCTGCGTCCTGATTATTTCATAGCGGAAGCCGTGGCTTTCGACCAGCTGCTGCCACTGCCTTTGCGCTTCGCTCTGCCTGCCCTTGTCAACCTTAAACTCCAAGAATGTGACCGGGTTGGTCAGGTACGTCATATCGGCCACTCCTGCGACCATGCCCATTCCTTTCAGGATTGCGCCCTGTATCGCGTTGGCCGCGTTGTTGTGGTTCAAGTAGAGCAAGCCATATTCACGCGGCTTGAGTTTGCAGAACAGCTTAAAGCACGCCTTCTGCAGGTTTGCTTCAGAATGGGAGGCCATCTTTATCTTCGGTTTGGTAGAATTGATTTTTGGGATATTGATACAGCGATTCGACTTCGGCAAAGGTTGTGTAAATATCGATGAATTTCAGTTTACATTCACCGACCATGCCGTTGCGGTTCTTGGCTATTATGATCTCCGTGCTGTCATCCTCCAGCTCTTTGTCGTAGTACTTTGGCCTGTGCAGGAATGTCACCGTGTCAGCGTTCTGCTCAATGCCGCCACTGCTGCGCAGGTCTGAAAGCATCGGCCTCTTGTTAGCCCGGCTTTCGTTGGCGCGTGATAGCTGGCTCATCACGACCATTGGCAGTCGGTGCGCCTTGGCGATGATCTTCAAGTCGCGGGTTAGGTCTTCAAAGAATTGATTTTGGTTGGCAATGTGCGCAGGTATCGATGGCGTAATGATTTGCAAGTAGTCGACGAACACGACCTCGGCGTTGGTGCGCTGGATGTAGCTTTTGATTTTACCGATCCGCATGTCACCGTCGTCGACAACTGTCATCGGCAGCTTGGCTATTTCGTCGCAGGTCTTAAATAGCTTGTCGACCTGTTGGTCAGAAAGGCGCGCTGGTGTTTTTAATATCATGGTGTTGTGAACTTCCGCCAGTTGGGAAAGCATACGCACAACAAGCTCTTCGTCGCTCATCTCCAGCGACAGGAACAGGACACGCTTTCCTGCCTTTGCCATGTTGACAGCAAGCGACAGGCTGAACGCGGTCTTGCCCATCGCTGGCCTCGCGGCTATGATGTTTAGCGTTGAAGGCATTAGGTAACCAAGTACGTTGTCAACGGATGAATATCCGGTACTGATGCCTGCTTCTGATCTTCCCTCGCGTTTATCAATAACCTTCTGCATGACTGCCGAGGCCGTGCGCTTCAGCGTTGGCAGTTGGTTGCCTGTCAGCATAGCGTCAAGCGCTTCGAGGTTCGAGGTGTGCAGCTGCATGACTTCCAGCGATGACATAACGTTTTGCTTCAGGTGTTCATTCGCGTCGAGTAGTGCCTGTCGCAACTTGCGCTTCACCCAGTCCTCGCAGTGGTCAACGAGGTGCGTTGTCAGGTGCGCGTGGCCGGCCGCCTTCATGTCAATGTCCGCCAGCCGTATCGCCATGTCCTTCGGAAATCGCTGGTCTTTCTTGCAGGCAATGGCCAGCGTCATAACGTCAACAGGCTTGTTGTCGATGTATAGCTGTTGCATGACTTGGAACAGCTGCTGCATCATGCTGTCGTCGAAGAAGTCGACCTTGTTTTCGATGAAAGCAATCCCCTCCGCCAGCGCGTTGCGGTCTTGCATCATGATGCCTATGATCGTCGTGTCGCTCATTGGACTGGCGGTTTACCAAGTTTGCGGCGCACTTCGTTTTCATAGGCAATCGGATCTTCCCACGGCTGCTTCTTGGGTAGCGGCTTTACGTCTTGGTATCTTACCCAATGGTTGAAGTGTCGTTTGTACTCGCTGATGTTGGCGTGCGCTTTGTCCGTCAGCTTGCAGTGGTTGTTGAAAAAGTCTATCAATCGAATTATCTCATCCTTTGTCGTTTTCAGCTGCACTGCATACAATTCAATAAAGGCAATGTCATTTATGCACGATTCGTGCGCATTATCATTAACATTATGATTTACATATGCATTTGCATTCTCATTTACATTCTCATTTACATTATCATTATCATTGGTTTTCTCTTCAGATAACCTAAACGCATTTAGGTTTTCCGATGTGGAAACCTGAATTGATTTAGGTTTTCCGTTGTCAAAACCTGATGTAGGTCTTCCACCCTTTTTGCCTCGGTCGTACTTCTCCTTTGAACTGTCAAGGTTTCCGCGTACCACTTCAAATAAAGCTTGCAGATGCGATGGTAGTTTCGGTTCTGATTCGTCCAGTGCGTAGCTAATAATCGCCATTAGGATTTGCAACCTTTCTGCGTCAGGCAGGTGCTGCACCGCGTTAAAAAAAGTGCGGTAGAAGATGAATGATTTTCTCATAGTTTATTGTTTAGGTAAAAAAAAAGCCCCGACTGTTCGCAGGCAGTCGGGGCAGGCCAAGGTAGTGGCTTTGCTTACGTCAATGCTCAGCTGCGAAAATGAGCATCAACTCTGATACAAATATACAACATTAAGTCATATTGCGACCGCGCCGGTCGTGTTCGTCTGCGACATTTCGCATCGCGTCAATGACCGAGTTGTCCATGTACGTCGCGGCAATCGCAAGGTCGTAAAACAACTGCACCAGTTCAGTAGCGGTGAGATCGCTGTTGTCGCTTTCAATGCTAATGCGCTTGCCGTCGATTTGCAGGCTTAGCTTTAATCCAAGGTCAGAATGGGAGGTCGTTGCCATGTGGTTCTGGTTTAGTGGTGAATGACTGCGCTGGTGTTGCACGCTCAGCGGTCTGCTGTTTGACCTGCACGTTGCCAGCTAAGAACTCGCCCTTGGCACCTTGCTTGCGCCAGAGCGACACTTGGTATTCGATGCCATTCAGTAGCAGGTTGCCTTTCCACGCGGGTGCGTTGGCGTTGTCGGAGTGGTTGGTGAAGACGCTGATATCGCCGTCTTTCTTTTGGTATGTACTCATAATTTGGTTTGGGTTTAGATTGTTTTTTGGGTTAAGGTTTAGGTGGTTCAGGTAGTGGCATCCAGTAGTTAACTTCATCGTTGACCTTGTAGAAATCAACACTGCAAACTGCATAGAATTCACGATTAAATAAATCCGCATTCCAGTCGCGCTCCATTAAATAGCCTAATTTTACGTCTGTATCAAATGCCAGAAACAAGACTTTTTCTCTCTCAATCGGCATTTGGTCTTTACACGCTATCCAGTTCATAGGCTAAAGTTTAAGGTTGTAAAAATAGTGGTGGTGCGTTCCATTCCTCGCATTCGTTTTCGAAGGCGGCATCGTAGAAGAAGTCCAGCGGTGTCTGATCCAGCCACGCCTGTGCGCTCTCGGCTTCAGCGTCGCTCATGACGGCTTTCTTCCACTCGAACAGCACTGGCGGCATTTCCCCAACTTTGACTTCGGTTGGCGTCATGTCCTGTTTTATGTACTTAAAACTTGACAAATAAGCGTCGAGGATGTCGATGTCGCCAGTGCTGTCTTCAGTCCAGTTGGTCGATTCGTACTCTATGTGGACTTCAATGTCCATGCGTCCACCGTTATGTGGGATGTCGTAGTGTTGTGAAAATTTGCGTTCTATGCTCATGGTTTGGTTGGGTTTAGTCGATGAAGCCTTCGCCTTTGAACAGGTGCGACAGGCGGTGGGTGAAAATCTGCCAGCCTAATCCGAGCCAGCTTTGTGCGTAGTATGATCCTGCTGCGCACTTCATGGTGTAGCGTTTGTAGGTCATTGGTTGGTTGGGTTAAGTTTAGACATCATTGCTATGCACTTGGTGCGTTCTTCGGTCACGCCAAGGTTGTAGGCGTTCTGCATGTCTTGCAGTGCGCTGCGATACGCCTCCGCCCATATCGGGTAGAGGCGCGCAGAAACTGCATCGGGTACATTCTCGAACAGCTGCCCCACGACCATCACGACTTTGCCCAGCTGCATGTTGTGGTGGATCAGCGACATCATAGCTTCGTCGCGTTCATATGGTGTCATAGTTTAGTTAGTTTGTATTTTATACCATCAATTTCTATTACTTTGTCCTCGCAAGGCTTGGGTCGGTTGTCTACGATTTTACCATCTGAATTTTCATAGTAGATTAGGTTGCCTTCAGAATCGTGTCCCTGCTTTGCCCAATATCCATCTGAATTTTCATAGTAGATTTCCTTACCTTCAAAATCATATTCTCGCTTTACCCAAAATCCATCTGAAAGCTCAATGTAAATAAGTTTACCATTTTTGTTCTTGATTTCCAAGCTTCCATTCGCCACAAAGTCCCATTTGATTTGTTGTGCGATTGTTTTCATCGGAATGTAACGGTTAATGTAGTTTTTGCAGGTTTCACTGGTACCACTGGCACGACTTCGCCAGTGTTGGGATCGACGATGGCAGCGGTTGCAGCCATTCGGAATGCAGTCTTGACCAGCTCTTGCCGAGCCTTCAAGCGTTCGGTCAACTCAACGCAGACTGGATCCTGCGCAAAGTCAGGCACGTCGCGTGGTTCACGCAGCACTACCTTGGCACCAGCGAACGCGAACTCGCCCTTGCCGTGCATCGCGGCTGCGTCTTTGGCTACTTCTTCCGTGCGCTCGATAATGGCTTCCATTGCCTTCACAACCGCCTTGCAGCGGATGTGAACGGCCAGTGGATCAATGTCACCATCGAGTACCTGCGTGGTGATCAGGTTGACGAAGGCGTCGATGTCGGCCCTGTCGATGTTGGTGGGTAGCGTCAGCATTGGTCGCCTCCTTTCAGTGCGTTGATGAAGGCCTCTCTGTCCTTCAGCTGCGAAGACTTAAAGCGCATCTTCATCTGGTGCAGTTCGTAGTTGAAGCGGCCACGCTCCTCGCGTTGCTTGATGCTGAAGCGCGATAGCTCCAGCTTGAATTGTTGGTCTGTCATTGCCTTTTTCGGCAGTGGGGTGAAGGTGATTGTTTCGTTGTTCATTGGTTGGTTGGGTTAAAGGGTTGAAAGATATTTGAGTCCTGATTCGTACTTGGCGATGTCCCAGTTCTCGCGAGCCTCCAGCTTGTAGCGTTCATTGGGATCGCTGACCTTCGCCATCAGCTGTTGGTGGTACTTCATGCGGATGTCGTCAAGTGCCTGCTGCTTTTCGATGGCCATAGCCATCTCATCAGCGGTGGCGATGCTGACCTCCAGTCCGATGCCGAAGTTGCCAAGTGCGCGTCCCCATGCGGATGACTCGCAGTTCTCGACGTACGACGTCTTGTTGATGGCACTACTGGTGCGGTCTTCCTGCGCCATCCCGCTGGCGACGATGCGCCCCATTGGATCGGTGATGATGGCGTTGAGGACGCAGAAGTCTGGCGTGAGCTGCACGACTTCGGTGGTGAGTGAATGATCGGCGAAGTTGGCGCGGAAGTATTTGAGGCGCTCGACAACTTCGACGTAGGGTTTCCCCTTGATGTTAGTTGTTTTGAATTGGTGCATTTTTGGTTTGTTTAGTTGGTTGATTTGCAGCGTAGTTCAACGCGGCGCGGATGCTGCCAAATCGCGCTCGGCATAGGGTGAGGGTGTCAGCCTCGCAGTAAACGGATGTCAGTCGCATTTTGTGGTTGTTAGAAAGTGTAGGTGTCGTCTTCTTCATTGAGTTCGTTGTTTTGTTTAAGGTGCCGCAATATACATAAATATACAATAGGCACGGCGCAGAAAGTTGTGTACCACAGGTAGCTGTCGTTGAAGTCTGCCATCAGGAACACCATTAGCAGCGTGAAGGGAGTGATTAGGAGGAGGTTGCTCATAGGTCGTTGAATAGGTTTTGGAAGTTAGCAAGGGAACG